TTTATTTTATATATTAAAAGTTTTGATTAAAAATGAAAATAGGGTTTTGTGGAACAATGAGTGTAGGAAAAACTACACTGGTTAATGCTTTAAAAAATGTACCTGAGTTTAAGGATTATACTTTTACAACTGAACGTAGTAAATATCTTAATTCATTAGGTATTCCATTAAATACTGATTCTACATTAAAAGGTCAAAATATATTTTTGGCTGAAAGATGTACTGAATTAATGCAAGAAAACATTATAACTGATAGAACAGTAATTGATGTCATTGCTTTCACCAAATTAGCTAAATCTATTAGTTATATTGATGGTGACGCTTTTGAAGAATATGCTAAGCGTTTTATTAGAGAATACGACCATATATTCTATGTTTCTCCTGAAGGTACTATTATTGAAGATAATGGTGTAAGAGAAACAGATCAAGAATATAGAGATGAAATTGATCAAACTATTAAACTTTTACTTTATAAATACAAACCTTGGTTTAATATTTTAAAAGGATCAACAGAAGAACGCGTCAAACAAGTAATAAAAACTTGTTTTGATATTTATAATATATGAAAAATCAAATTCTACTAATAATTTTAATAACAAGTTTATTTTGGTTCTTAGGTTGTTATATGTACATAGACCTAACCCATAAAGATTGTATTGATTGTAGTGTTTTAGTAGATGAGAATAATAGGAAATATCAAAACGAGCTTGATTCTTTAAACCTATTACGTGATAGTCTTGAAAAAGAAATAGTTGTAGCAGAATTTAAATCTGATAGCCTTAGAAATTCAATCTCAGCTCGTAATAAAGAATTAAACAAATTAAGAAAACAATATAATGAAACAATTGCTGCTATTGATAGTATGTCTAATGACAAGCTTGTTGAGTTTCTCACAAACCGGTATAAATAAAGATTCTTTAATTTGTATTCCTAGAGATGTTTTAGTTGAGGTAGTCACAGATCTAAGTTTGTGTGATTTATATAAAGAAGAAGTAGAGTCTTTAAAACAAGATACTACTGAACTTAATGAAATTATCTTTTATAGAGATTTTATAATTTCAAGAAGAGATGAAGAAATAAAAGCTTATAAATCAACTTTAGATAGTTGTAATACTTCTCGAGCCAGTTTAGAAGCTCAAAATCAAACTTTAAAAACCCAACTAAAAGAAAATCAAACAAAAATAACTTCTTATAGAAGAACTATAGGAGTATTATCATTATTTGTTGTTAGTTTATTTGTATGGGAAATAAATGAGGATAAATGAGTGATTTAAAAAAAATAATTAGAGAAGAGTATCTTAAATGCGCTCAAGATCCGGCGCATTTTATGAAAAAGTATTGTATGATTCAACATCCTCAAAGAGGTAGAGTTAGTTTTCATTTATATCCATTCCAAGAAAAAGTTTTACATTTAGTTAGAGATAATAATTATACCATTATTAATAAATCCCGCCAGTTAGGTATATCAACCTTAACCGCGGGATATTCTCTTTGGCTAATGACCTTTCATAAAGATAAAAATGTACTTTGTATAGCTACTAAGCAAGAAACCGCTAAGAATATGGTTACTAAAGTACGTTTTATGTATGATAACCTCCCCAGCTGGCTTAAAGTTAATGCTATTGAAAATAACCGATTATCTCTAAGGTTAGAAAATGGATCTCAAATAAAAGCAGTAGCAGCATCAGGTGATGCTGGTAGATCTGAAGCAGTTTCTTTTCTAATAATTGATGAGGCTGCTTTCATTGAACAAATTGATGAGATTTGGGCTTCAGCACAACAAACCTTAGCAACTGGTGGTGGATGTGTGGCTTTATCTACTCCTTATGGTACTGGAAACTGGTTTCATAGAACATGGACTAAAGCTGAAGCTAATGAAAATGAATTTTTACCTATAAGATTACCTTGGTATGTTCATCCTGAACGTGATCAATCTTGGAGAGATAGACAAGATGAATTATTAGGTAATCCCCGATTCGCGGCCCAAGAATGTGACTGTGACTTTAACACTTCAGGAGATATTGTTTTTTATCCTGAGTATTTAGAGTTTATAGAACAGACAACTATTAAAGAACCTATTGAAAAAAGAGGAGCTGATAAAAATTTATGGATTTGGGAACCTGTAGACTATTCAAGATCTTATATGATAACAGCTGACGTAGCTCGAGGTGATGGTAAAGACTATTCTGCTTTTCATATTTTTGACATTGAATCAAATGTTCAAATTGGAGAATATAAAGGTCAAATAGGCACTAAAGAATTTGGCCATTTATTAGTAGGCATAGCTACAGAATATAATAATGCTTTATTAGTGATTGAAAATGCTAATATTGGTTGGTCTACAATTCAAGTTGTTATAGAAAGAGAATATAGAAATTTATATTACTCTCCTAAATCTCAAGAGGTAACAGCTGAAACTTATATGAGAAATTATGAAAATAACCAATCTCAAGTTCCTGGTTTCACTATGTCTATGAGAACAAGACCTATGATTATAGGTAAATTCCAAGAATATATTTCTGATAAAAGTGTAACTGTTCAATCTAAAAGGTTACTTCAAGAAATGAGAACATTTATTTGGAAAAATGGTAGAGCTGAAGCTCAAACTGGTTATAATGATGATTTAATAATGAGTTTTGGTATTGGGTTATATGTTAGAGATACTGCTCTTAAATTTAGACAGCATGGTTTAGATATGTCAATAGCAGCATTAAATGCTATTACTAAAGTCCAAACCCCTTACCAAGGAGCTTATTTCGCCTCAGGTCGTGATAATCCCTATGCTATAAATAATGGAAAAGGAGGAACTGAGGATTTTAGGTGGATTTTTTAATATTTATTCATATACTAATATACAATGGCTGATACAAGCGTATTTACAAGACTAAAAAGATTATTCTCTACTGATGTTATTATTCGTAATACTGGAGGAAATTCTTTAAATGTCCTTGATTTTAACCAAACACAAGTTGCAGGTCAAATCAATACTAATTCCTTATATGATAGGTACACCCGCCTTCACACTACTAATGCTTCTCCCATCTATAACCCAGGTCTTAATTACCAAACGTTAAGAGTCCAATTATATTCTGATTATGAAGCTATGGATACAGATGCTATTATAGCTTCAGCTTTAGATATACTAGCGGATGAATGTTCTCTTAAAAATGAGATGGGTGAAGTATTAACTATTAAAAGTAGTGATGAGAAAATTCAAAGAATTTTATATAATTTATTTTATGATATTCTAAATATAGAATTTAATTTATGGATGTGGACTCGCCAAATGTGTAAGTATGGTGACTTTTTCCTTAAATTAGAAATAGCTGAAAAATTTGGTGTGTATAATGTAATTCCTTATACAGCTTATAATATTATTAGAGAAGAAGGATTTGATAAACATAATAGAGATAAAGTTCAATTTAGATTTGATCCTGATGGTTTAAGTGGGGGCGGTAGTTTAGGAGGATATTATGGAGGTTTAATTAGCCCAAACAGTTCTACATCAACTGGTGCTAATATGGTTATATTTGACAACTATGAAATTGCCCACTTTAGACTTTTATCAGATGTAAGTTATTTACCTTATGGTAGAAGTTACATTGAACCCGCTCGTAAACTATTTAAGCAGTATACTCTTATGGAAGATGCTATGTTAATTCATAGAATAGTAAGAGCTCCTGAAAAACGTCTTTTCTATATCAATATAGGCAATATCCAACCTAGTGAGGTTGATGATTTTATGCAAAAGACCATCTCTAAAATGAAACGTACTCCATATGTTGATCAACAAACTGGGGATTATAATTTAAAATTCAACATGCAAAACATGCTTGAAGATTTCTTTATACCTGTGAGAGGAGGTGATTCTAACACTAAAATAGACACTTTGCAAGGTCTTCAATATGATGGTATAACAGATGTTGTTTATTTAAGAGACAAATTGTTTGCTGCCCTTAAAATTCCAAAAGCTTTTATGGGATATGATGAGACAACAGAAGGTAAAGCCACCTTAGCAGCCCAAGACATTAGATTTGCCCGTACTATAGACAGAATCCAAAGAATCATCATTTCAGAATTATATAAAATAGCTATAGTCCATTTATACACTCAAGGATATGATGGAGAAAGTTTGACTAATTTTGAATTAGGTTTAACAACACCTTCAATTATTTATGATCAAGAAAGAATAGCTTTATTGAAAGAAAAAGTTGATTTAGCTAATACTATTTTAGATAACAAACTTCTTCCATCTGATTGGGTGTATGATCATCTGTTCCATTTTAGTGAAGATGAATATGTTGAATATAGAGACTTAGTTAGAGAAGATGTTAAACGTAAATTTAGACTAAACCAGATTGAAAATGAAGGTAACGATCCATTAGAATCTGGTAAATCTTATGGTACACCTCATGATTTAGCCACTCTATATGGTCAAGGTAGATATTATACAAATAACGAAGTACCCGCGGGGTATAATGAAAAAGCTGAGTTAGGGAGACCAAAAGAAAAAGCTTCAAGAATAGGTACTCAACAAGATGCTTTTGGTAAAGATAGATTAGGTGTTCTTAGAATGAAAGACCAAGATAAAAATGAGTCTGATTCTATAAGACCTACTTATAAAGGTGGCTCTCCTTTAGCTTTAGAGGCTAAAGCCATATATCATAAAAATAAAAATTCTTTAAAAGATTTACCAATTAACAGAAAACAATTAGTATTTGAGAGTGATAAACAAAAAGAATCACTTCTTGATGAAAGTCAAATTAAAGAATAATATCTCTATAATATTTATAAAAAACCTATGATTAAATGGGGATCAAACACTCTAAAATAAAAAACACAGGTCTCCTGTTTGAGCTACTAATTAGACAAATTACAGCTGATACTTTATCTGGGAAATCTTCTCCCTCCATAGATATTTTAAAGAAAACTTTTGCTAAAACTGAATTAGGAAAAGAATATAAATTATATGAGACTCTATTTAAACAAAAAAGTATAACTGAAACTAAGGCTAATATAGTGATTAACACTGTGTTAGAGGCTTCTAAAAAATTAAATAGATCTAAGTTAAAAAGAGAAAAATATAACCTTATTAAAGAAATAAAAAACTATTATGATTTAGAGGAATTCTTTAACCATAAAGTATCTCACTATAAGGAATACGCTGCTTTTTATACCCTCCTAGAAATTTATAATTCAGACAAAATTTCTGAGACTAATCAAATAATAGATAATAAGTTAACTATATTAGAAAGTCTTACTCAAACTCAAGTTAATAAAACTAAAGTTAAAGAAGATTTATTAGAAGAATTTAGAAAGTATGATAAAGATTTAAGAGTACTTACCTATAAAGTAATGTTAGAAAAATTTAATGGTAAGTATGCTAACTTAAATGATTCCCAAAAAGAAATTTTAAAAGAATTTATCAATTCTATTGATAATGCTCCTAAATTAAGAGAATTTTATAATCAAAAAATCAATGAAGTAAAAACTTCACTAAAAAATTCTCTCCCTAAAATAACTAATCCTGCTGTTAAAATTAAATTAAATGAAATCTTATCTCTCATTCATGAAGTAGATAAAACAGCTAAGGTTAAAAATGATGATTTAGTAAACTTACTCCAATACTATGAGCTCACAGAGGAACTTAAAAGAATTCATTAAGAATCACTTACAAGAAATTTCTTCAACTGGTGGAGCTGGTGGGTATCTTTCTAAATATTTTATAGCTAAAAAACCTTTATCTTTTAAAAACACAGAATATTCTAAATTAGGTTTTAAACCAGTTAATAGAAAAAAATTAGCTAAAAGTTCTAAAGTATACGATTATAGAGACCTTTGGGGATCTACTTATGATAACTAATATTTATTAATATGAAGGCACTTCAAACCCAATATAACTTAATTAAAGAAGGAAAAGGACATAAAGACGTATTTGTAAAAGAAGCAAAACGCATATTCCCAGATATTATTCCAAACTCAGCTGGGTTTGACCAAACTTCTACTTTACTTAAAAATAAAAACATTATAGTTGAAAATATATTTCCTTTAGTTCCTTCTTCAGGATTAAATCCTTTTTCTACATTTGATAAATTCTTAAAAGAAGAAGAAACTAAAGCTGAAGTTAAAAAAACTTCTAAAGAAGTAGAAGAGGATTTAGCTAAAACCTATGATTATTCTGATAAGAAAAATTTAAATAATCAAATATTTGACCAAGTCTTAAAAGGCATTAGATTTGAAATTGAACAGGATCCTGAGCTTACTTTAGAAAAAGCAACTGAAAAGGTAAAGAAAAATTTAGATAAAAATTCTTTATTCTATTTAGAAAATGCTGCTTTTGGTGTTAAAGGTTTAGGATACACTAAGGAAGCACCGGGTTTAGGAGAACCTAAAGAGACTAAAGGTAAATATAAATCATCCGGATACGGAAACTTAAAAGAAAATAAAAATATGAAACTTGTAGACTTATTAAGAGAAGGAGCTCAAGAAGATCTTAAAGAAGCAGATAAAATTGGTGAAGTAGCAGCTTTAGAAGCTAAAATTAACTTTTTAGAAGGTAAAATTAAAAAGTGCTATGAAACCATGACCATCTTTGAAAGAGATGATGTTAAAGAATTTGTTGATAAAAAAAGACAAGCGGAAATAAAAAAAGAAGTTAAACTTCTTGAAAGAGCTAAAGTTCAACTTGAGAAAAAATATGATAAACTCAAAGGAACTGTAGAAGAAGTTGATGACACTATTGACGAATCTGATTACGATTATTAATGAAACAAGTTCTTGTAGACACTCAACTTTTTCATCTTTCTCCCCAACAACTTAGTGAAGCTAAAGTTGTAGGGGGAAACCTTATGGTTGAAGGAAGACTCCAAACAGCAGAAACTAAAAACGGTAACGGAAGACGTTACCCTAGAGAAATTTTAGAAAGAGAAATTGAGCGTTATAAGGATGGTCCTATTAAAGAAAACAGAGCTTTAGGAGAATTAGACCACCCAGATTCTCAAATAATAAATTTAAAAAATGTTTCTCACAATATTAAAGATGTATGGTGGGATGGGAATGATGTTATGGGTAAAATAGAAATACTACCTACTCCTTCAGGTAATATCTTAACCCAACTATTTAAAAATGGTATTACTGTTGGTGTTTCATCAAGAGGTATGGGTAGTTTAAAACCTATAGGAGAAACACAAGAAGTTCAAGATGATTTTGAACTTTTATGTTGGGACTTTGTCTCAACACCTTCAACACCTGGTGCTTATGTTCATCCTATTAATGAAAGTTTGAACTTAACCAGTAACAATTATTCAAGAATAAACGAAATTATTACAGAAATACTTTGTAATAATGGGCAATGCCCAATAAATTTTTAAGGGAGTCATATTTTGACTTTTCCTGTTATATGTATTAACATAATATGCTACCAATCTACTTTATGTAGCATTAATTTTATTAATCACTATTACGCTTTTTTTAATAAGCGTACTTTCTTAATTAAAAAATTTTAGGAACAAAATGTCAACAAACAGAGATTTGCTGAAAGAGGCTATCGCTGATGCGAAGGCTGTTAAAGAGACTGCTATAGCTAATGCTAAAGCTGCTCTTGAAGAAGCTTTTACTCCTCAAATCAAATCTATGTTAGCCGCTCAGATCTTAGCTGAAGAAGAAGAAGAAGACGATTTAGCTGAAGCTGATAAAGTTAACATGGAAAAAGATGAAATGGAGGAAGGCTATGGTATGGATGATACTAATGAAGCTGAAGAAATTGATGAGGAATTTGACCTCGAAGAAATCTTAGCTGAATTAGAACTCGACGAAGAAACTTCTGAACCGCATGGTAATATAGGAGCTAACACTCCTAAAGGTAAACCATTAGGCTTCTTAGAAGAAGAAATCAACCTTGACGAAATGGATGAAGATGAGCTTAAAGCTCTTATTGAAGATGTTATTGAAGACATGATTGAATCTGGTGAATTAGAAGCTGGAGGTGATCCTGTTGAGTTCTCTGGTGAAGAGGAAGAAGAAGGAGATGAAATGGAAGCTGAAGAAGAAG